AACAAATAATGCTGATCCAACCGCTGAATCTTCTAATAAAGTTATTGAATTTACAGGTACTTTGACAGGCAGTATCACTGTCTTTATTCCTGCCGTAGAAAACAACTATATCTTTTTTAATAATACATCTGGAGCATTCACACTAACCGTTGCTCCCACAGGACACGGTGCTAATGGTGTCGCTATTGTTCAAGGTGCCCACACTGTCCAATATTGCACAGGTGATACTGTTGTTGACCTTTTTGCAAATTCTTTAGGAACACTATCTGTAAAAAACACTGTCAATGTTGCGGGTAACGTAACCATTTCTTCAAATGGTGTTGTTGCAGCTACTTCTTACACAGGTAATGGTTCTGGATTAACAGGTGTTGATCCTTTTGAAGCAAACACTTCAATGGTTTTTAATCAAGCTTCTGCTCCGACTGGTTGGACTAAACAAACAGGTGCAGCTTTAGCAAACACAGCAATGTCTATCGTGACAGGAACTGGTGGAGGCACAGGTGGTTCTGATTCTTTCTATTCAACTTTCGCAGTATCAAGAAGCACCGCTTCTGGTAGTTTACCCGTAGCTTCTTTACCTGTATCAGGATCTGTTAGTGGAACCGTAGGAGACACATCTTTGTCTACACCACAAATAGCATCTCACAGTCACAGTTTTTCTATTATTCAACCACACCCAAACAGTGGTAGCCCTAACGTTGCAAGAGGTTCTGGTAATCAACCAGGCACAGCAGGCACAAGTAGCGCTGGTGGTGGAGGATCGCACGCTCACCCATTTAGTGGAAGTCTGTCAAGCGCAAGCACAGGATCTGGAACAACAGGATCTGGTTCTTTTTCAATGCCAGCTATGGATGTTAAATACGCAAACGTAATTATTGCTAACAAAGATTAATGCCAATATTTGATCCCGATGGGAAGTGCCCACTTCTTAATAAGAAGTGTATAAAACATCAGTGTGTTTGGTACAACATGCTTCAAGGAGCACATCCTCAAACAGGTCAAGCCGTTCAAGAATGGGGTTGTTCTATAGCATGGATGCCTTTACTGATGGTAGAAAACGCTAAACATATTCAAGGGACTCAAGCGGCAACAGAGTCCTTTAGAAATGAAATGGTTAAATCTCAAACTGCGATGAACAAGCTATTACAAAGCAATGACTCTGCTAAAAATTTAGCAATGAACGCAACTAGTATATTTGAACTAATAGGAAATCATCAAAAGGCTATTGAAAAAAATGACCCTAAAATAGAAGATGAAACTATTAGACAATTAAGTAATAATAAGGTAAAAGTTAAGAAAGGAAAAAAAGATGGCAACAACCGTAAATAATACAACTGTTAATTCACGAATAACGATCTTATTTGATGCAGCAGGAACTTTAGATGGTAATGGACCAGCTAAAGGAACAGGTAATACAGAATCTGATGTGTATTTAGACAACACTGTTTACCACAATATTAGGTCTCATACTGAAATTGATGCAGATGTTCATGCGTTACAATGGAACGCAACCACTAATACTGGTGAAATTGAATATACCGATAATAGAGATAATCTTTCTATTTCTTCTTTTCCTCAATGGGCAACAAATGTTGTTATTAGAGCGGAAGCTCAAGATTCTTGGCAAACAGCATACGATAATGCTATGTCTGGAGATGCAGACTCTCAAGCAAATGCTACAACAACTGCAAATACAGCAAGGGATAATTACCTTTCTGCTCACAGTATTACTTATTAGTAAGTAATTTGTGCAATAGTTTATGAAAGAATATATTTTAGAAATAAAAAAAATAATACCTGAACTTCTTTGTGAAAAGATAATTGAATATTTTGATTCTAATTATAATGATGCCTCTACTCTTGGAGGTCTTGATAAAAATGTCAGGAACTGTTTGACAAGAAGTTTATTAGAACCCCAAACATTTGGTGAAAAAATATGTTTAAGTGCAGTGAAAGAAAAAGTATTTGAATGTGTTTCTCACTATAAACAAAAACATGGGGTCAGCATAAAAAGAATATCTCAACTTGATTTATTAAAATATGAAGCTAATGATTTTGAGGCGGGATATAAATTTCATGAAGACTTTGGCGACAAAGTATTAGAGCGACATCTCTCAATATCTATTTGTTTAAATAATAAATATCAAGGTGGAGAATTTGTTTTTAAAGAAAGTAAAGAACAAAATTTTGTAATTCCACAAAATACTGGAGATGCTATTGTTTTTCCATCTAATTTTATGTTTCCTCATCAAGTAAATAAGGTTACTAAAGGAACAAGATACGCTTTGATAGCATGGGTAATATAATGAATCCAATATTTATAAAAGACTTTCTTCCAGAACAAATAATAAACCTTGCTTATTCTTATTGTATTATAAAGTATAGCAATACAAAAAATTTTAATTTTGACACTCAAACAAATTCTTTAATAAGTGAACATAGTGACTATTTCATGGAAACTTTGTTAGATATGAGCACTCCAGTGATTGAAAATAATGTAAATAGAAAACTGTTTCCTACTTATTCTTTTTTAAGAATTTACGATAAAGGATCTACTTTACCCATACACACAGATAGAGGTTCTTGTGAATACACTGTTGCTCTTTGTTTAGGATCAGACCCTATAAATAAGCCATACGAAATATTTGTAGGAGAGGAAGACGAAACTTCTGATTATAAGTTTTATAGTGATGAGGGAGATTGGAACAGATATAGAATAGATCATAAGTTTTCTATGCTTCCTAACAATGCAGTGATATTTAAAGGCATGGATAAAATACATTGGAGAGAATATTGTAAACATGATCATTTTATAACTGTTTTTTTACATTATGTAGATCAACAAGGGGATTACGCAAAACATAAATTTGATCAAAGAGATATGCTAGGTCAAAGAAAATGATCGTATCGATTGATGATGTTTTAACAAAAGAAGCCTGTAAAACTTTAATAGACATATTTAACAAAAATAAAAATTTACAAGAGGAATATGACAATGGTTCTATGACTCACATATTAAGATGTAGAAGCCTGATAAATGATGATTTTAATTTTACATATAAAGTAAGTAGGTATTTAAATAATTTAATAACAAAACACACAGGTCATTTAGTTTATCCAGACAACGTTCAGATTGTGTTAAAACCACCAAAATCATCACAGACAGCGCACAAAGATTTTAATACTTCTCATATCACGTCAATTACCTATCTTAATACATTAGATAGTGGAGAAACTTTCTTTGAAGATTTTGGAAAAATAAAACCAAAAGAGGGAAGAACAATTTTTTTTAATGGTGATGAAATTACTCACGGAAGTGAAACTACTTTAGAAGATAGATATACTTTTATATCTTGGTATTCAAAAGATGTTCAAAGATTAGATTTTTAAAAATGAAATTTTATACATTCGGAATACAAAGAACTTGCACTAATTTTGCTAAACAGCTAGTTTTAATTAATTTTCATAGTGAGTTAGGTAATGTTAACGACTTTGGTCACTGGTCTTGGAAACACTCCCCAGACGCAGAACAAGCTACCGCTAATCTTTCTTCACAAACTCCTTTAATATTTTGTTATAAAACACCCTTAATGTGGATGGAAAGTACCATAAGAAACGATGTGGATTTTATTAATCGTTGGGGGTTAGCTAAATATCCAGACTATCACGATCAAGAGCTTCTTTGGGAAAATGCTCTCTACAAATTTAGTATACCGATGGCTGTTGAAAAATGGATTGAGTTTCATACTGAGTGGATGAAATTTATTCATCGCTCTAACTACGTAATAATGAATCAAAGAAAAATGTGCGATCAGCCAGGAGCAGTAGAAGTTTTGTCTCATATTGAAATAAAATTAAGACTACAAAAGAAAAATCTTCAATGGACGTTGTTTACAAACTCTGTTGATTATCGAGTAACACAAACAGGTCAAGACTTTGATGAGAGAAAAAAGAACTATTTAGATAATAAAACAACTAAATTGACGAACAAGCAAATAGATTATATTAATAACAAAGTACCCCAAGAAATTATAGATTTCTACGAGAAGGAGATATAATGATTAAACCAGAAGAACTAAAAGACAAGAATTTTAAGATATTCTTAGGAATGCCTATGTATGGTGGAATGCTAACCGAAAACACCATGCACGGATTATTACAATTACAGCAATGGTCCATGAGCCGTGGTGTAGGAATGCGTATGCAATCCATGGGCAATGAAAGTTTAATTACTCGTGCTCGTAACACCGTTGTTTCTATGATGATGGATGCTACAGACTATGTCGCTACTCACTTATTATTTATTGATTCTGATATTGGCTTTCAAGCTGAAAATATACAACGCATGCTTTGTTTTGATAAAGATGT